GCTAAAAGATTCTAATGGCGAAAGACATATTTTTGTTTCACATTCTTGCAAAACATTGATAAAAGGTTTACAAAGACAAATATACAAGGAGAATACAAATATTCCTGATAAGGAAGATGGCTTCGATCATATGAATGACGCACTTGGTTATATGATTGATTATTTAAAACCATTAACTACACAGGTAAGATTTAACCCTCCTTCAAGATGGACAATGAAATAAATTATGGCATACACTAGAGATCAAGCAATCGAAACCCACAAAGATTACGCAGAAACAATTAATAATTGGGAATATTATATTCGATCTTATAATGGTGGTTATGACTATATGACAGGACAGTATCTTAGCAGATACAATTTAGAATTAGATAACGAGTTCAATCAAAGACTAGCTAACACTCCATGCGATAACCATTGTAAAAACATTATTCAAATATACTCATCATTTTTATTTAGAGTTAGACCAAGTAGAGATTTTGGTTCTATGCAAGACGAGGCTTCATTACAAAACTTTTTAAAAGACGCAGACTTAGAAGGTAACAATTTAAACGCAGTAATTAAACAGGCACAAAACTATGCTTCAATCTATGGTCAATGTTTTATGATTTTAGATAAGCCTAATATTCAAACTAATACAGCAGCAGAAGAATTAGACCAAGACATCAGACCTTACTTATCAATCGTTACTTCTGAAAATGTTTTAGATTGGAACTATGTTAGACAACCTAATGGTAAATACGAACTAGACTATTTAAAGATTAGAGAAGAAGTTGATAGAGATGGTGGTACTTACATGAGGATTTGGTACTTAGATAGAATTGATACTTTGTATATGCCAGAAAGAGAAGAACCTAAATTAGTAGATAGTGTTCCTAATATGATTGGTAAAATACCAGCAGTTGTTTTATATAATTCTAAATCTCATAAGAGAGGAATTGGTCAATCAGATTTAACAGATATAGCTGATCTACAAAAATCTATTTACAATGAATACTCTGAAATGGAACAATTAATCAGATTAACTAACCACCCATCTTTAGTTAAGACTCCAAGTGTTAATGCAAGTGCTGGTGCTGGTGCAGTTATAGAAATGCCTGATGAATTAGAGCCAAACTTAAAACCTTATTTATTACAACCATCAGGTTCTAGCTTACAATCAATAATGGATTCAATTAACAACAAAGTTGAATCTATAAATAGAATTGCACACACAGGTGCTATTAGAACTACAAAGACAGGGATTAGTTCAGGTGTTGCATTACAAACAGAATTTGAATTACTTAATGCTAGACTATCTGAAAAAGCTGACAACTTACAAATCGCAGAAGAACAATTATTTAATCTATATGCTATGTTCCAAAACACTACATTTGATGGCGAGATTAATTACCCAGATACATTTAACATTAGAGATTACGCAACTGATCTTATGTTCTACCAACAAGCAAAAGCAATCAATGTTCAATCTCCTACATTAATGAAAGAGATAGACAAAGAAATAGCTAGAGCAGTAGTTGATAATGATGAAAAACTAAATGATATATTTAATGAGATAGATAGTAATTCAGAAGTTGGAGAATTTACACAAGACGAAGTAGAACAAGAATCAGTAGCAGAAGAACAGATATAAAAAAGGCGACCATTAAGATCGCCTATTTCATTAGTTGTTAATTTTAATTAAATTTTTTATTCTTAATAAAGAATGGTACTAAATGATTCATAGTACCTAACTTTCTATGATCTTCTAACTTTACAAGAATTTCATTATCTATTGGTTCAAAAATTTCTTCCCAAATATATTTGTTATCTAAAATAAATTCTAATATTTCATCTCTGTGAATACTATCCATATTTTCAATAACAATTTGTATTGCTCTCCATTGTTGATTTTTAATAAGTTCAGAAACCATAACTATTTCTCTATAATTTTCACTATAGCCATAATTCTTGGTTAGTTCATAACCAAAGTTTCTAACATTTTCTGCAACTTTATTTGATTGTACTTGTATTGTATTTGACATTTTCTCTCTCCTTTATTTGTTATTTATCTATAAAATGTATAAAAAATTGATATAAAGGTCAAATAAAAACGAGCATAGTATTTACTAGCTTTTTGGAGTATATATTAGAACATAATTAGAACAAAATGGCAGACATAATCAAAGATTTAACAAATTATCGAATCAAAGGTATTGAGAAAGCCGAGATAGAATACTACAAACAACTTACCCAAACACTAGATAGAATAGAAGCACAGATAGTTTCTTTAGCAGATAGAGAACTACCAAGACAAGCTGGTAAATTAATTGAACTACAAAGTGCAGTAGCAATTAGACCAAAGATCAAAGCAATACTTGATAAGGAATATTTACCATTTGCAGATAGGGTTGTTAGAAAAGGATTTGGAGAACAAGCTAAACGAGTGGAAAGACAGTTTAAAACTATTGGACTTATACCACCAGAATTTCAAGAACTTACAAAGGGAGATTTAGCATTAGTTCAAAACCTTAAAAAACAATATTACACACAGTTTAAAGATGTATCTAATAACTTCACAAGAATACTATCAGATAAGGTTTATCAAAATACATTAGTTGGAACTGAATTTACTGTATTAGAAAAAGAATTACGAGAATCAATCAATGGAATCTATGCTACTTCAAGCGACCCAGCAGTAAATAGATTAGTAGATTATGTTAAGAATAATAGAGATAACCCAGCATTAGCTTCAAGAGTAGATGAAGCAGTTAAGATACTTCAAACTAAATACGCAAGTACAAGAGTTGGCGAGAACATGAAACGATATGCTGGTCAGATACTAAACGATTCATTAAGAGATTTTGATGCCACATTAAACTTTAGTAAAGCTAAAGATGCTGGACTAGAATATGTTAAATACTATGGAGATGTAATACCAACTACAAGAGATATTTGTAGAAGAATGGTAAGTGGAAGTCTAAACAGACGACCAAATGGATTATTTACTGTTGATGAGATTAACGAAATATGGGCTAGTAGAAGTTGGTCAGGTAAAAAAGGTGGAAACCCTATGATTGTAAGAGGTGGTTATAATTGCAGACATCAATTCTCTTATGTTAATCCTGATTGGTACGAGGAAGATGGAGATGAGTCAGAAATATTAGAAGAAGCTACACCAATTATTAATAGAGAAAAAAATATTAATATTTCTACATTAGCAAATCCAATTACACTTACTGCAATAAGACCTGTAACAATAAAAGAATCAAAAGCAAGAATACAAAAACAAATAGATATAAATGCACAAGACACTAGATACCCAAAAAATCCTGATGGCACAATTAAACATAGATTTAGAGGTGCATTAAAGAATGTTGGAAAAGTACAAATTTCAGGAGTAACTGAACAACAAGCAACACTAATTACAGCTATATTTGATGAGTTAAATGAATTAGCTGTAAAATACAATGTACCAAAATTAAGAGGTTTAAAAGTAAGTTCATCAAAAAGATATAATGGTATGATGGGAGATGGTATTTTATATTTAGGAAGTCAATTTATAGATCGATTTACAGCATTAGGTAAATTACCAATTACTAAATGGAAATATGGAGATGATATTACTAAAAGACCATTTAGTGTTAAACAATATTTAGAAAATCCTGTTGATAGAATTAGATCAACTATGTACCACGAATTTGGACACCATATTCATCAAATGAAATATGTAAATAATAATGTTGATTATAGTTGGAAATTTAAACCAATAATCGAAGAAAAAATAGCAAAAATAATTATAGAAGAAAGAAAAAAAGTACCATTTGCACAAAGATTAATAGGTAATTCTGAATATGGAGATACTAACCCACAAGAATGGTTTGCAGAACAATTTTCAGCATATACTTTTGGCAAAAAAGATAAAGTACACCCAGCATTTTTAAAACTAATAAAGGATATAGAAGATGAAGTGGATAGATAGACTAAAAGAACTACTAGCAAAAGAATCAATAAACCAAGAAGAATATGATGAATTTCTTGCAATAGGCAATCAATTAACATCAGATAATGATATAGAAAAATATGAACAATTTGGAGAGGGAATATATTTACTTTTAGAACCTGAAGTTAAAGTTGAAGATTTTTGACAATTACACATTTTATTGATAAAGCATAATTATTAACCAACAAGGAGTCTTACATGACGCAAGAAAACGAGGTTGTTCAACCGATAACTGAACAAACAGAAGCACCTACTGAAACAAAAGTAGAAGCAACACAAGAAGTAAAAGAAATGAAATTT